CGCTCGTGTCCGGCAGGTCGATCTCGTACCGAAGGGACTTCGCGTCGAGCCGGAGCCGAAGCGTGCCCGCGATCGTCCTCGCCAGCAGGCTCCCGGTGTCGTGGTTCCAGAAGGCCCGGACATCCGGATCGGATGCCATCACCCCGTCAAGGGCCCTCGGGTCGATCGTCTCCACGAACCCGCCGAGGTCCTCGCTCTCCGCGTCGAAGACGACCGCGGTGCCCACCAGCATCCCGATCGAGTCGGGCGATGATGCCTCGCGGACCTCGCAGGGGAACGATAGATAGCGACTGTCATACCGCGACATGGCAACCCCTCAGTAGAGCGTCGGCCGCACGGACCGGAAGCGTCTGCACCCAAAGCTCGGACTCGGTCTCCCGCATCCAGCGACAGACCGCATGCGCCACATCCGCACATCGAGAATCCGGAAGGCCCGCCGAACGGACGATCGGGCCGAACGCGTCCTGGATCCTCGCCGGATTCGGCTCCCAGCCCTCACGCTTCCGCGTGATCGCGTTCAGCTCGACCCGGATCATCCGCTCAGCCGTCTCCGTCGCCCAGTCCGCATAGGCCGGGTCAACGCCGTCCTCGTCTTCGACCTTCGGCGGATCCGCCTTCACGGGCTGCACCGACTCAGCAGGCTGCGACTCCGCAAGCTTCTGCGCGACCGGCGTCTCGTTCTGGCTGATCGTGTAGACATCGCCGTCCGGACCGATGTCGTTCAGGTCCTCGCGCATCCGGATCTCGTTCGCGTTCAGGGCGCCGACCCGCTTCATCGCCTCGTAGAACTGCGATCGCTGGACCATGTCGCCGCGGAGCAAATCGTCGAAACGCATCCGAGAGTAGTGGGACCGGTCGCCGCGGAACAGCTTCCGCTGCGCCTCGAGCTCCCAACGAGTCACCCAACTCCGAAGCGTGTGCTGAACGAACTCCGTGTTCGCCTGCTCGTTGTTCGAATAGCTCGAGCCCGTCTGGTCGCCGATCATGTGCGGCGGGACCCGGAACGCCGAGCAGATCTCGACCCGCTGGAACTGACGGCTCTCGAGGAACTGCGCGTCCTCGGCCGGAATGCTCAACGGGATCCACTCCATGCCCTGCTCGAGGATCACCGTCCGACCCGCGTTGCTCTGGCCGGCGTACAGGTTCTCCCAACTCTGGCGAAGCCTGTTCTGCGCCTCGATGTCCAGCTTCCCCGGAAGCTTCAGCGCTCCGGACGGGCGGGCACCGTTCCGGAAGAAGCTCGACGCGAAACCCTCCTGACCCAGCGCCGCACCGATCGCGTTCCGCATCACCGAAATCGGGCTCTGGCCCATCAGGCCGTCGAACCCGAGGGCCTTCAGGTGGAAGATCTCGCTCGCCACGAACGCCCGAGGACCGTCAAGGCCCGAGTACAGGTACACCACCTCGCCGTCGCGGCGAAGAAGCGTCATCCGGTCAGGGCGAAGGAAATAGATCCCCGACTGCGGGCCGTCCGGAACGATCTGCGCGTAGCCGTTGCCCGTCAGCAGGACCGAAACCATCATCACCTGGCGAAAGGTGAAGGTGTCCATGTCCGGGTTCGGCTCCGTCGCAAGCTTCCACGCCCACGGATGCGCGTCAGTCAGGATCCGACCCGACGGAGTCTTGCGATAGACGCACCACGGAAGGCCCGCGACCGAATCCGCGAGAAGCTGCACGCACGCGTACACCGTCGAGAACGCAAGCGCGACAGTCGGCGTGATCTGCTGGCCCGTGTCGCTCAGCGACGAAAGCCATGTCTGGACCGTGGCGATCGGCTGACCCGGTGGGGTCTGCTCCTTGCCCTTCCTCGATCGCCGTTTCGGGGTCGTCGTCGTCATCTCAGATCACCAGGAACCCGCGATCCTCGTAGACGAGCGGACCGCCCGACTCGTCAGACATGCTCACCGCCAAGGCCGTCACCAACGCACTCACCGCATCGATCCGCTCCGTGCTCCGCGACTTGCTCGGCTTCACATTGCCCGCCGGGTCCATATCGCAGCACGCATTGCTCACGCACCAGTCGAGCACCGGGTTCCCCGGGTGCCGAAGCTTCCCGGAAAGCACCAACTGCTCGAAACGCTTCGTCGGCTCGCTCAGCGTTCGATACCCCTGCCTGACCTCGACCAGACCCATCCCTTCGGATACCAGCGAGTTCGCGAGCATCTGCGCGTTCCACGGATCATAACCCGACACCTTCACCCGATGCCGGGATGCCACCCAAAGAATCCTCTCGCGCACGAACTCGTAGTCCACGACATTGCCCGGCGTCATCTCAAGATGGCCCGCGCGAGCCCATGTCACATAAGGAACCCGGTCCTGACGCTCGCGGATCTCGGCGCGGTCCTCCGGGACGAACACCATCGGCCACGCACGGAAACCGCCGTCCCAAGGAAAGAGAAGACAGACCGCCGTCAAATCCGTCGTGGTCGAAAGGTCGATCCCGAGGCAGCACTCACGGCCCGCCATCTCGTCCAGCGTGAAACGGTCCGCGCACGACGCCCAAAGGTCGTGCGGGATCCAGCGACGCTGGACCGTCGTCCACTGGTTCAGGTACAGCGTCCTGAACTTCACCTCGTACTGCGGCATCTCCCGGGCCTTCTGCGCCTCCGCCGCAAGGAACTCACGCGTCACCGTCTCCCCGAGACTCGGGTTCGCGATCTCCCACGCCTTCGGATCGTCGAAAGACATCGAGTCCGGAGCAGCGAATATCACCGGAAGGAACGCCCGGTCCCGGATCACGCCGTCCCGGACCTTCGTCGCGTAGTCGTGCTGCTCCCAGCAGATCGTCTGGCGACTCGTGCCCGCCGTCGTGATCGCAATCACCAACGGCTGCGTCCGAGCGCCCATGCTCGTCACCATCACATCCCACAACTCCCGGTTCGGGGCCGTGTGAAGCTCGTCGTAGATCAGCGTCGAGCAGTTCAGGCCGTGCTTCAGGTCCGCATCGCTCGAGAGAATCTCCAGCTTGCTCGAGCTCGACGGACGCGTGATCGTGTTCCGGAACACCTCCGAACGCGTCGAAAGCTCCGATTCCATCCGAACCATCGCCCGGGCCGCGTTCCCGACGATCGCCGCCTGCGCCCGGTCGCTCGCGCAGCAGTAGATCTCGGCACCAGGCTCGCCGTCGCAGAACAGCATGTACAGGCCGATCGCCGCGATCAGTTGGCTCTTCCCGTTCTTCCGCGGGACCTCGATGTACACCTGGCGAAATCGACGAGTGCCGTCCGACCGGCGCCAGCCGAAGATGTTCGCCACGATCGCCTTCTGCCAAGGCAACAGCAGGAACGGCTTGCCCGCCCAGCGGCCCTTCTCGTGCTTCAGGCACTCCTCGATGAACGCGATCGACCGAAGCGCTGTCGACTCGTCGAACCAGTCGCCCGGATCCGCCGTCGACACCGGATCGAAACCCGGAATCGACGGAAGAGACCGAAGAAGCTTCGGCCATCCACGCCTCGATGTGTCACGCCGTTGACGGCTTCGAGCCAAAGAAACGGCCCTTCCCGTTCTCCTCCTGACGCACCTTCGTCGACTTGACCTTGCTCCGGCTCGCTCCCGTGAGCCCGAACTCGGCCGAATACCTCGCCAGCATCGCCATCGCTTCCTTCTGGATCGTCACCGCCGGGTGCTTCTTCACCTCGCCGTTCGCACCGCGGGTCGTCAGACCCTCCTTCGCGATGATCTCCGTCGCGCTTCGAAGGGAGGCCGCAGCCTCGCAGTACCCGCAGAGCGCGTCCTGGTCCACCCGACGAGTCACGCCCTGCTCGATCAGGTCAGGGATCACCCGATCCCAGACCTCCTTCGCATACTGCGTCAGCCAGTCCGGACGACGAGGCGTGCCCGCAAACTCCGGCTCGCCAGAACGAAGCGACAGACGACGACTCCCAGAGAGTCGAAGTTCCGCCGTCGGCTTGGGCTTGGCTCCCTTCAAGTTTCAGTCCGGGTTGAAACTCCAAATCCGAACGCACGCACGCGTGGCTCACTCGCCGGTCTGCGTCCGCAGACTCCCCACAATCCGACCCCCCCTGGGGGGGGGGTGGTGGGGGCAGTCACCTACCACAATGGGTAGTGGTCATGTTCCTCGTGGAGCACTATAGCCTGTGCGCGGGTGATCTTCGGCGTTTGTCTTTATGGAATGGCAGGAATGGCAGAGCGGCTGGAGGTTGCTGCGGTGGTCGGTTCCGCCCTTGGCCTTGGCGATGATGTGATCGACATCGACGGCGGCGGTGGTGAGCCCGGCGGCGAGGCAGTATCGGCAGAGCGGCTCTTCGGCGAGAACGGCGAGCCTGAGCTTCTGCCATGCCCGGTCGTAGCCTCTTGATGATGCCGAGGCCCGGTCCTCGGTTGGCTTCTTGGCTTTGGGTTGTCCGAGCGTGGGCGGCTTGATGGGCATCATTCGATTCCGAGGATGGTGACGACGGCCCCGGGCTCTTCGTCTGGCGCGGCCCATCTCTTGATGATGTCCTGACCGGTGACGATCTGAGCGTCGTCGACCCAGCAGATCCCGGTGAGTGCGTCCTCGGTGGATCGCATGAGCTTGGTCCTGTCGGGTGCCTGTGTGTGGTGCCTTGGCGCGTCGTCCCGCAGCACGGGCATTTTCTTGACGCTGCGGAAGTGCGACCTGGGGCGAGGCATGATGAACTCGAAGCTGACGGAGAGCGGCCCGCTGAGGGGCGGCGTGGATCCGATCTGCCTTCGCGCGAACGCCTCGCAGCAGGATCGCCAGATCTTGTTTCGCTTTCCGCCGGCGTCGAGCATGATCCTTCGCCCGGTGTGTGGGTGGACCATGGAGGACTTGGATCCTCCGGGCGCCGGCGTTCCCTTGATTCGGATGGTGATCATGGTGACGCCTCGACATACCTGGCGGCTTCGGCGATGGCCTGCTCTTCGCTTGGCGCGCGGAATGTGGCGGAGACGGGCCCGCGTCTGACGGTGACGATGAATCCGTCCTTCGTCGATGTTCCGGCGACATGCCATCCGCGTCGGGTGAGCGAGTCCCGATCGGCGGGCTTGGGCTTCGTGAACCAGGGTAGCTTCATTCAATCCCCCTCGCCCACCGCCACGCGGCGTACAGCGACAGGAGCGGGTCGCCGCCGTGGTCGCGGTCAGCGAATCCGAATGTCTGTCCGCGTTGATTCATCACCATCCAGCCGAGATCATCCCTCTCTGGGCTCCGGTCCATCACCATCGCGAACCCGAGCACATGGCGGGCGATGTCGTCGGGGAGTAGCACCGACATGTCAGTTTCGGCAGCGCAAAATGTCCAGAGGCGCTTATCGCCGACTTCGATTGATGTCGGCAGCAGCCCCGGCGCGTGCTTGCGGATCTCGGCGGCGATCT